ACGCCATCCCCTTCAACGACCGGAACGCCCCCGCCTGCACCGCCGGATTCTCCAACCCCAACAGCCCCTCCAACCGATGCACAGCCTTCCCCTCCCGCGTCCGCTCGCTCAACTTCCCCTCCACCCAGCGCCCCAACGTCAACGTCGCCGCATCCAACTGATACGCCGCCCACTCATCCGACAGACCCAACACCGTTGACGGGCGCTGGCCGTACCTCCTCGAAATACTGTCCAACTCCCACAGCGCCAACCGGCTGCCCACGAAAGGTCTTCAGCCCAGCCGCCACCTCGTTCGCCCAAGAGAAGATCGCCATCTTGTCAGTGAAGTCCAACTCCGCCACATCCAACCCCTCCGGCCCCAACACACACGCCCGGCACACAATATCCAGAATGCCAGTCATCTCGCCCACCTTCGACACACTCGGCGTCTGCCCCGCCTTCGACGCCGCCGTAATCTCATCGATCTGCGGCTGCAACGTCTGGGGTATCTTGCCCTGGGCCGCCAAATCCACCAGCCCCACCCGTCGCACAGTCACCACCAACCCACTCGGCAACTGCGCCTCCTCCCCGCTCGCCTTCAGCGCCCGCCAATCATTCAGATTCATCGCCACTCCCAATCAACTAATCAACCAATCAACTAATCAACCGTTCAACCAGCCCGCACCCACTGGCTCCCATTCCACGAATACCCCGCCGCCGTCAGCGTATCCGTCACCCACTGCGCAGTGAACTCTGCCGGAGGGTCTCCTGTCGGGTCTCCGTTCTCATCGAACTCCGGCCAATTCGCCTGCCCCGCGGTCAGCGTAAACCCCGCCACAGCCGCCTGCAACGCCCCCGCCGTCGTCTCCGAAATGTCCAGAGCCAACGCCAACAGCACCGACATCGCCGCCAGGTCTCCATCGGCCAACGCCTGGCTCGCCCGGTCGATATAGCGCCCGCCCCACTTCGCCCCCAGCGCATCGATGTCGGCCAGGCTCCCCCCGGCTCCCACCACCGCCTGAAAGAACACCGTCAGCGTCGTCGGTCGCATCGTGGCAGGGGTATTGAGCAACCCAGCCAGCGCGGCCGCATCCAGCGACGCCCACCCGCTGATCATCGTGATCGCCGTTGTATTTACCATCGGGACACCTCCAGGCTTTTGATTTGTCCGGCAGTAGGAGTCACCCCTGCTTTCAGCGTGAGAATCACATAACGACTGCCCGCCATACCGGGCATACTGTAATAGCTAAGGGCGGCTGCCGTGGCTCCGCCCTCGCTGCCGCCCTCGCCAATTGCGCCAGCGGATGAAATCAACGATCCAATGCTGGCAGTCGTCGGCAGAATAAAACTTCCAACCTTGCCGGATGTCGTCAATCCCAAAGTTGCTGCCGACTGGCTGGCCGCATACACGGAGACAGTGAGGGTTTGATCGTGGGCTGTCGTGTCATTTTGGATTCCCACGCTCACGTTCCTAAATCCGTCCATCGGGATCAGGAATGTATGAGTTGATGTGTCGCGAATGGCCAGGTCCGTAGACGCCAGGGCCGACCCCCCGGATGTCGTAATGTCGGACCCAGACGGTGTGGGCGTGCCCGGCGTAATGCTGATGTGTCGCCAGTCCTGCGCCACCACTACCGCGCCGCGTGCGGTCAACCGGGCCAACGCCACCTTCCCCGCCGTCAGCGCCGTCACCGTGCTCTCGTAAATCCCGGCCAGCCCGGCCAGCAGCTTCGACGACCCCCGCGTAAACGTCGCCCCATCTGCATACTGCGCCGTCAGGTCCACAGTCTCCCCGTCCAGGCTCACCACCAGGTCGGCCACCGTGTCCCCGTTCTGCGTGGCCTTATTGACACCCTTAAAGGCCGCCGCCACATTGCTCCCGCTATTGTCTGCAATCAGACTCACAGCCTTATCCCCAGCGCTGTCCGCCTGATGCTGTATACTCAAAGGCATACACACCTATCCTTTCCAGTCACCCAATCGCCCAATCAACCGTTCAACCAATCCCTTAGCTGCTCGGCAAATTCGCCGCCGTCTCGTTCTGCACCAGATCCCACACCCCGTTCGTCCCATCGTCGATGCCCACGCCGGAGCATTTCGTCACCAGGAACTCCCCATCCTGTAGACCGCCCTCGATGGCCCCCATCACCTTCGCCTTCCATATCTTGACATGGACGTCATCGGCCCCGTCGCCCACAGCCTTCCCGTAAATCTTCACATACGGAAACTGCTCCGTCGCCTCCCCTGTTAGCGTGTTCGTTCTGTTCGGCGTCGTCCCGCTCTGGCTCGCCGTCCGCCCCGTCAACAGCGCATACGCCTCCAGACTGATGCCGCCCGCCTCCAGGTCCCACTCAATCGTGTCTGCCCGGCTCACCAGCGCCACCGTCTTGTCGTCCCCGCTCAGCGCGCCGCTCTTCCCCACCTCCCGGAAACTCAACACCCGTGCGCTCGGCAAATCCACCTGCGTGCTGCCTGTGATGTCCGTAATCTTCACATCACGAATACCAAAAGGCTTATCTCCATACGCCATCTGCTTACTGTCCTTTCAACTAAGACTTCACGCCCATCAACATCATCGATAACGCACCACTGCCCAGGCTGGCATAAATATCCGCCGCCGTCTCGTTCTGCACAAAATCAAAAATTCCGTTCGTACCGTCGTCAATCCCCTCCCCACTCGCCTGCGTCACATAGAACGCATCCCCGCCCAACTGCCCCTGCAAACTCAACAACTTGCACCGATACAGCACACACCACACATCGCTCTCATCGTCCGTCAGCGCCTTCCCATACACCCGGAAATACGGGAACTGCTCCGTCGCCTCCCCCGTCAACGTCGCCACGCGAGACGGCGTGCTGCCCGTCTCCGCAATCGACCGCCCCGTCATCAGCGCATACACATCCAGCCCGATCCCCCCATGCTCCAGGCTCCAATCCACCCCATCCGCAAAAGAGGCAATCGCCAGCGTCCGATCATCCCCGCTGAACTTCTCCGACCGAATCCGCTCCACAAACGAAAACAACTGCGCAGCCGGCAGCGTCGCAAAATTCCCCCCGCTCTCATCCGCCACCACCACATTCCGCAGCCCATACGGGTACCGCCCATACTCACTCATCTGCCTTCGCCTTTCGCCGTCGCCGCTTCACCAGGGGTCTCCCCTCTCCCGCCGGTTGAGTAGGCGAGTCTTCGAGCCGTATCGAAACCAGCGGGAGAGGGGCCGGGGGTGAGGGTTCTTCCTGGGCTGATAACAATGGATTATCCTCCGACACCGACATCCCCTCATCAACCCCCTCCCCAATCTGGGGAGGGCTGGGGTGGGGTTCCTTTCCCCCCTCTCCGCTTTCAGGGAGAGGGGCCGGGGGTGAGGGTCTTTCCACAAACACCAACCGCCCCGGATACCGCTTCAGCGCAATCATCACAAACCCACGCTCCCCGCCCCACACCGCCCCGGGCAACACCACATCCTTCCCAATCTTCAACGGATACCGTGCCACATTGCGCACCCACAACACATCATCACTCATCTTTAGGATCCTAAGTCCGTTCTCCCGCCGGTTGAGTAGGCGAGTCTTCGAGCCGTATCGAAACCAGCGGGAGGGTTCACCTCTGCACAGTCGCCACAAACCGGCTCATCGCCATCGGCACATTCAGCGCGCCGTCCTCAACATCAATCAGATCGTTCCCGTGGCGGATGTCATAGTTCCCACCATCCGCCACCGGCGTCACCTTCACCCGGTGCAACAGCTCATACACCCGCTTGCGCGCCGCCTCAATGTTTGTGTATCCCGACCGCTCATAGAAATAGACCACCACATACAGCCGCCCCGAATCATCATGCGGGCCCCACGGCGTCGCCGTCTCCAGCTTCAGCAGAGCGCACGGCTTCAACTCCCCATTGCTGTCAAACGCCCCCGGCGTCGCCTGTCGGCTAATCTCCACCGCGCTCCCATACAGCCCCCCCGTCAACGTGGCCATCAACGAAGCGTCCCCGCTCAACAAATTGTAGATAGCCGTCTTCATACGTGCGTTCCTACGCCCTTCTCAGCGAAACTCAGCCAAAAATCCTCTGCAATTCCGCATGAATCTCCGGCAAATGGCGCTCCACAGTCGGCATAATCACCTGAAAATTGCCCCCATGCGCCAACTCCAGCCAAATCCCATAATCAATATCCGGCCCGTGGCTCAAATAGATCACCACCAGCTTCCGTGCCCCATCCCGCTCCGCCGTGCCAAACAGCCCGCTTCGTGCATTCCCCGTCCTGTCCGTCCACGGAGCCGAGGCCCTGGCGTCGCCTTCCATCCGCGTCGCAATCATCCCCGCCACCGCCTGCACCGCCACCAGCACCTTATCCCCATACTGCTCGATGGCCCTGGCCAGCGCTTCCGGCGGGCGTATCCAGCGGATACCGGTCATACTTGCCATTACTGGATCACCCTGGCTTCCGCCATCGTCGCCGCCGCCCGGTTCGGACGCACAAAATCAACCTCATACAGCCGCCCAGCCTCATCGTTGAACCGGTCCCCCGTCGCAATGTCCAGAGCCACAGCCCCCAACACCACCACCCGCTGACTCCACTGCTCACTGTTTCCCCCATCCGCCCGCTGCGCAACCATCCCCGACCGCGCAATCCGCACAGACTGACTCGCCAGCGTCGTCGCCCCCCGTCGGATAACCACATCCTCCTCCCGGTCAGCCCGCACCGCCAGCAAATCCGCCTGCATCGAAGCAATATCAGCCGCCGTCAACAGTCCCATACCATCTCCATCCGTCCCTGATCAATCTCCCCTCTCCCGTCGGTTGAGTAGGCGAGTCTTCGAGCCATATCGAAACCAGCGGGAGAGGGGCCGGGGGTGAGGGTCTCTTCCTACGTCCCCAGCACAGAATATCTAGCCACCCGCCCATACCCCTTCTGCGACTGGATCAACCCCTGATACTGCGTCAACAGCCCCTGGG